ATGTCATCCATGTGGAAATTTGTAGAGAAAAACCTGTTTTTTACTAGATATCTAACATTTATTCCTTTGTATTCAAAATTTATTGCTTTGGGTAAAAAGACACTATTAGTAAATATAAATGGGTTTTTTATTGTCATTATGGTTTTCTTTGTTAATCTATCTGTTAATCTAAACCCTCTCACTAGTTTAGTTATTTGCCCAGGTAGAATTCTGACAGGAGTTATCTCCATTATATTAATCATTAATCCACCTTCCTTGGATTCATTTAGTTTGTTAACATCTAATTTGAAATTACCATCTGGTCGTTCAAAGGTTTGTGATCTTTTGCCAAGTAACCTACAACCTTCTAGCATTAGCTTTATTGTGGTGGTTGAATTTATTCTGTTCACTTTGAAACTTTTATTAATCGAGTCAACTATAACCATATCATGGCCTTGCTGAACTTTGACTATTCCTTCTCCAAAGTAGTTTCCTTTAAGATCTTGTGATTGTTCTACTAAGTATTCACTTATAGTATAATTGACTGAATTTGTTAATTCTATTAAACTTGAAGCTCTCATTGATGTTAACAAGAGAAAGAAAATTGTTTTTTTGTGTAGGTCACTTATTGCTGTGTTTCTCATAAATGCATAAATTGTGGAGTCATCAATATGAGATAAAAAGTCTGGATTTTTGACATTGTTATTGTCACATTCAAGCATGAACAAATATGATATATTGCTGATAAGTTTTATCTCTTCGAATTTAGATAATCCTTCTACTGATAAATCACTTAACAAATTATATCTTGAGCTTCTGTCTTCATATTTATTGTTTAACATAATAGATAGCACAGTCCCATCTATATCTTGACTTGAATCACCATAATTTATAATTTTCAAAGGTTTTTCACTTTTCCCCATCATCCTCATTAATAATAAACTTAATTTTTGAACAGCAGCCTGTTTATCTTCTGATAAGCTTCTTAAGGTATCTTGTAAGCTTGGTTTGATGAAGGGATAAAATTCCATCAAAGTAACACAATCTCTTTCTAATGAATTATCTCCTTTTTGTCTAATCCATAAATTAAACAATATATCACTCATGTTGTTATTTAATTTGAATTCTGATTCTTTTATTGTTAGCATAGTCAATCTCTTGACCTCTAACAAGTTTCTAGCAGTTTGCTCATCAGTGTCAGTTTTTATAAATTTTTTGATTTTTTGGAATCTTTTGATGTGAGGGTACAAGTATTCTAAATCATTTTTACCAATTGTAGTTTCTCTTTCTTTGAACCATAACAAAGCACTAGAATATGTTTGCAATTTGTCATGTATAGTTGGTATATAAAAAATCCTCGCCCTTTTTATTGCAGACATTCTACCATAAAAAAATGCTGGATTAACTGATCTTGCTGCTTCAGCTGCATTTTCTAGAAATAGCATCATTGATATTTTCATTTTAATTTCATCATTGTTTTCTGCCGACCTAATTAAGAAAAGGGGATCACTACTGATAAATTCTCGAATTTGTTCTGGTTTGAATGGTGATAATCTTCTTAAAGCAGAAATTAGTCTAGAAGGCCTGATTCTTGTTTGTATTCTATAAATTCCACCATACAGGTCATCATGATATATTGGATTTGATAGTGAATTGATATCCATCTTGTGGGTTGAAGAGTGTGAGTTTAAAAATATAGTCTTTTCAGGTTCACTTAGTGTATCCCATGAAGAGAGCAATTCATAGTTATGCGATTCTGGCCCGAATATTAACATCATTATTGGATTGTTCATTGGGTAACAGCCTAATTGATATGGTATATTGGTGCTGTCTAATATGATAGTGGGGTTTGTTAATGATTCATTTGTTGCATATATATGATCACAAAACATCTTATTTAATTTATGAGCAATCGTGTATAATTCTAGAGACGCTCCATTTTCAAATAAATTTCTACAAGAATTAAAGGATTCCTTGACCATTCTGTAATATGAGTCAGTGTAAAAAACATCCATGCTAGCTAGGGCAAATTTGATTCTTGTTGGATGAAAACCAAGATTGGTGCCAAACAAAGAATTAAATTCACAAACTATATTAGAAACTGAACTTTTTGACCTTGAAGTTTCACAATTGAACAATCGTTCAGATAATTCCTGCATTTTCAAAAACCCATCTAAAATATGCTTAGCTATTTCTGGATCATTTGTTCCTGTATTAATTGCTGTATAAGAATCATCTGACGATAGTATATCCTCCCAGTAAACTGAACATTTTATATTATGTTTTATAAGCCATTTCTTGTATAGTGAATCTCGAAATGATATTAGGCATAAATGTAGTAAAGAAGATGTGAAGTGTAAAATCCCTTGGCCCATGTTAGATTCATTTTTGAAAATAAGTGATTTACTTAAAAGAAAGCTTTCTTTAAGTCTTTGTAAGTTTTTGTCCTGCTCATGTCTGAAAATGTTATCAGGGTCTTTGATCCATGCCCTTATCAATCTTTCAGGCAAAATAACTTGCTTGTTTGAATGCTTTATGAGTATTGATAACAACAATCTAAATAAATCAGGATACATATCCTTATATGGATAAAACATATATATAAATTGTATTGGTTGAAATGATGGACCCCATTTGGATTTGTCAAAGTTTAAGTGGAACATTTTAGACTTAGTTTCATGCAATCTAACTCTCCTAATCAGTTCATGGAAAACTTTATTTTTGATTGGACCATGTGTTAACATTTCTCTGGAATCTTTGGAACAAATGATTCTAGAAAAGCTTTCCAAGATGTTTATAGTTATCCTGTCAGAGATGTCCAATATCAAGATCTCTCTAACACCACCTATTTGATTCTTTTTGAATACTTGAAAACTTTCTGTGTTTCTTAGTGTTTTTTTTGCAACCTGAAATGCAGTGAACAGATCTGAATTGATCAATTCTATACAGCCCAACACACATCTTCTCCTGCGATTTTGCTTTGTTGTACGAGCACCAATCACATAATCATCTTCTTCTTTAATGTCATCATCATTTACATATAAGTCATTTGATTCCCAGTACTCTCTAGATTCCCTTTGCTTTTGTTCTATTTTGGGCCGTGTGTTCATTTCAGAAATGTTATGATTATACACTGTTCTGTCAAGCATTGAGCTGGATTTAAATGTAGCAAATTTGTCAACTGTTTTATTGATTAGTGAACTCCTAGATGCAAATTCATGAGCACTGCCTGATTGATATGTGCCACTAAACTTGCTAGTTGACTGCAACTTTGATCCAATGCATATTGCCATTCTGCTAAATTGATTTCTCTTGTCAATCTGTAACAAAGTGTTTATATCCTCTCTCCAATTAATTTTATAACCATTATGTAATTTTGTTGTGGTTTTAACCTCATGGTAATTATTTTCACCTTCTAGGATTTTTGTTAAAATCTGGAAACTAGCATGAGTGGGATCATCTTGATTTTTATTGAATAACATGCAAAAGTACATCTCGTGCAATATTTGATCAAAGTTGATGTCAGGTCCATCTGTTAGTATGCGCTTTATTTTCATGAACAAGCCAGAAAATTTATCATTAAGCTTTAGTGTACCAGGACTATAATCATAATGACCAACTAATAGATTTGATACTATGTCTCTGAATTTACTCACAGCAAAATATGACATTATCTTCTTTAACAAATAAAGTTGTAATGGTGTTCTTATAGGAGTTTCAAATCTTTCTAAAGTTTTCCCACTATAATCATAGACTGAGAGTTTGTTCATAAACAAATATCTGACATCTTGTAACATTTTGCTGGTTGATCTCTTGTCTTCTAAATATATGAGAATTATCATACCAAGAGTGTTTGAAGTGTCTTGCAGTATTGCTTCTTTCATTGATTGTTCATTTGTATTTATATAAGATAGATAAGACATGATGACTCTATCATAACATCTTAAATAATGATCCAATCGATTTGAATCAACAGATAGCCATCTAGAGGTCCAAATTTTGGCATTTGGAAACCACTTCTTCCAATGAGTGTTGATCACTATGTTTTCCTGAGATAGATTTGTTTTTTTCTGGAATCATCAATATTTTAAA